AGGGATCAGTTCCTGCTGCATAATCTAAGAAATGTGTGACGGTTCCATCTGCTGCAATCTTATCTACATCATATTCATCCCACAACAGAACACCATCAGTTCCGTTATACTCAATTGAACGAGCAACTTGGAATGGCTTACCGTTAGTTTGAATTGGACCAGTTGTGTAGTGTGTAGCAGCAGTATCTTTAAGTAGGGTTACTTGTCCCTTAGTCCAGACATTAACACCTTTGCTATCTGTGAACCTATGTGCCACTGTTTCACCAGCAGACGGGTCATAGAATTTAATACCAGAACCGCCGTGAAAAGATGATTGACTTCTTAGCCACCAACCAGTAAGTGATTGCTCACCTGGCTCTGCTCCATTATCAAACTGTTCTTTACGGAACGGAGCAGTCTGCCTGATGTAAGGACGTGAGTCATTGATGGCGTAGAAGAATGGCAAGCCACCTACTGCAACATCATATGATTCATTTGTATTCTGCCAGACAGTGCCTGTAGATACAACACCAACGTCAACCGCAATCGCACGCGTAGCACGACCTTCGGTAATATCACGACCTGCCACAGATACTCCTTAAATAGTTTTGAAAATACTTATTCAGTTATTGCAGCAATTTCTTCGCCAGTCAAACCTAATGCTTGTAACTTTGCTTGCGCTGCTAACTTAGCATCAGCCTTGGCTGCCTCTTCTGCTTCACGTGCAGCACGGTCAACTGCTGCCTGAGCAGCCATCTGGTCACGCTCTGCAATTTCTGCAGGAGTTAAGTCCACATATTCGTGTGTGCCTTTTTCAATATCTACGATTAGTTTCTTAGGTGTGTCAGTCATTTACGATAGCCTTCCAGTCTGTAGTTTCTTCATCCCATTGATACATAACACCATCAGTTGGGTAAGCAACTGGTGGGTTCCATTTACCATCATCATCTAAAGTCCAAGATGGATAAGGTTGCGGAGGATAAAACATATCTCTATGTGCATCGTATCCATATCCAATTCCTGCAAAATTCTTTCTTATTGTGCCGTTGTAACTTGTCTTTACCCAAGTTCCACCCAGTGATTTCATAAAGGCTTCGCCTTCATCTGCTGAGTTGTTGTTTCCAACTAGCACTCTAAGAACAATATTATTTCCATCTATCTCTGCCCAATGTGACATTTTATTTCTCCTTTACGCTATTGGGTAACGAACTATAACTATACCTGAGCCGCCTGCGCCGCCAGTTCTTGAAGTAGGGTCCGACCAACGACCACCACCTCCACCACCAGTATTTACAGTTCCGCTTGTTGCGTTGTTTGCATTTAATCCATAATCGCCTTCACCACCACCGTATGCAGTATTACCGCGTCCACCACCAGGGTTTCCACCACCTGCATAACCAACAGAAGTTCCAGTTATAGAATTATTTACTCCTACGCCGCCTTTATTTGTGCCGTTGTATGCGGTAGTTGTTCCAGCACCACCCGCGCCACCACCGCCGCTGACACCTGTTCCTGCGCCATAACCTTGATTTGCTGTTCCAGTTCCACTAGCACCACCGCCAGAACCGCCATTGCCGCCAGTGTTACCTGAGTAACTACCAAACCCACCACCAGTTGAAGTTACAGTTGAAAAGATAGAATTTGTGCCAGCAGTTCCTGCAGCATTTCCGACTCCACCTGTTCCACCCGCACCAACGGTAATTGTATACGCTTGGTTAGTTACACTAAGTGCGGATTCTGCACTACCACCACCACCAGTAGGAGAAACAGAAGAACGAAGTCCACCTGCACCGCCACCAGAAGAAGCATCACCTGCAACTCCACCGCCTCCACCGCCACCCGCTACTACTAAGTAGCCACAAGTAAGTGGCTTCTGTGGTGTAAAGGTTCCTGATGATAGGAATGTATGAATCCAATATGTGCCATCGTTTTGAATAACATCTCCACCAGTTGCAAACGGAGCAATGACTGGAGTTGTGCCGACTGCGGCTAGTCCGTATAGATAGAAGGTTGAGTTGGCAAGGAAGTTACCAGATGTTGGAGTTAGACCAACTGAGTAGATTGCTGCTTGTGTTCCTGGATTCCAAAGACCAGCAATTAAATCAGCATAGGCTTCAGTGCCATTGTTTTCTGAAACTGCATCAACACTAAAAGATTTAGCAGCAGTTGTTGACAAGTAATTTGGTATGTAAATTTCTGCGTTATTAAAAGTGCTAGCAGTTGCAGTTGCACCTACGGCTGAACCAATGTATTGAGTTCCAGTAAATGAAGATGGGGTTCCTGAACCAGCACCTTCTAATGCTCTGATAGAAAAGTTACTAGAAGAACCATTAAAGGATAATTTATATGATGAACCTAATGCAGCATAGTCACCTCTTGCAGATATAGCAACCTTCAAGTCAGTATATCCGCTTTGCGGTATGTTAGAAAATGTTACAGAGGCAGCACTAGCACCAAGGGTTACTTCACCTAGTAATACATAATTTGCTGGCATCTATTTCTCCCTTAAGCCGTTAAATATCTAATAATGACAATGCCTGAACCGCCTGCTGCGCCTGCGCCACCTGAAGAACCGCCTCCACCGCCGCCTCCGCCAGTAAAAATTGACCCTGATGTTGATACAATTCCACCATTACCATTTCCACCTGAACCTCCACCGCCAGTTCCGCCTGTGCCTACAGAAGTAGCCCAAGAACCACCACCTCCGCCGCCTGCATAACTACCTGAACTACTAGTTTTAGTTGCGTCAGCCCAAGAAGAATATGTGCTTACGCCAATACCACCAGCACCGCCAGAGCCAGTTCCATTACCACCAGTAGCATTAGTTCCTGCAGCACCAGCACCGCCACCGCCACCGCCGTTGCCAGCAGTTCCGTTTGAAGTTGCATTACCACCAATATTTCCTTGTCCAGATGTTGCTGAACCACCACTTCCAGCAGTAGAGCCACCGCCACCGCCTCCGCCAGAACCTCCAGTTACACCATCTCTAGTTGATGCACCAAATCCACCCGCACCTCCGCCGCCACCAACTGATGCGGTAAGAGATGCAAATTGAGAATTACCGCCACTAGTTCCAGCAGTTGCTGAACTTGCTCCTGCCCCACCAGAACCTACGGTGCAAGTGTAGTTTGTTGCAGTAAGAGATTGTGATGCGTAATAAAGTAATCCACCCGCACCGCCTCCGCCTGCGTGGACACCACCACCGCCACCACCACCAGCAACTACTAATACATCCGCAGTCAATGATTGTTGTGGAGTAAATGTGCCTGATGCACCAAAGGTGTGATAGGTATATGTAGCGTCTTGCGTGATAGTTCCACCAAATGCTTTAGGTGCGCCGATGTTGCTATTGGCTATGCCATACAGGGTAAAGGTTGAGCCTGTTGAGAACGTGTTAGTGCGAGAAGTTCCAAGACCAAGACTTAATGAAGTAATGGCGGCTGTGCTACGCCACAATGAAGTTACTGCATCAACGCCACCAGCAGCATTATTTGAACGGCTTAAACAAGTTTTGAAAGTTGTGGTATTGGAATAGTTATTAAAACTTGCAATCAAAAGATGATTGTTGGTGGTATCTACGGTGCCATAATAATCTACTAACAAGGCAGTTTGACCAGTAACTCTGGCACTACCAGCGCTTGAGCCAGTTCCAAATAAAATAGTAGAAGAATAATTGGTTCCTGAATCGCCATTTACTCTAATATAAATATCTCCACCAACATTGCTTTTAGCAGTTGCTACTATCACCAAGTCTGTATAAGTTGATGGTATTGAACTGAATACAATTTCAGTTGGATTTGAAGTTGGAGAAACAGTCTGCAGCGCTACATAAGTATTAGTTGCCATTTATGCTTTCACCCCGTATAGTGCAAATTGTGAGTATTCGGAAAATGCGCCACCAACACCTGTTGTAGAAATATTAATTGAATTAATAGCAGAGGTAGAACGCCAACTACCAGAACGGAATAAAATATAGTTATTACTTCCAGTGTTGTTGTCTGAACCTGCTAAACCACGTGTAGTTTTATATTTATTAGTATTGGCATAATCTAAAATGTCAATAACAGTAGATGCTGGCAAAGTTCCACCATTATATCCACCTTTAATACTGCTGGCAGATGCTAATGCACCAGAAGCAGCAGCAGAACCTGTTCCATATAATTCGTGCCAAGAATAATTAGAAGCAGTATCTCCGTTAAATTGTATTAGATGATTTATTTCACCAGGAGCAACAGTTGCTACACGCAGTTGTAAATGGGTATAGCCAGTTGTTGGGATACCAGCAAAGGTAATGCTTGATAGTCCACCGCTAGGAACGGTTACTGTTGCTAGAGCGTCATAGTTACCAACAAGAACATATGGTGTTGCAGTTAAATTAAACTGACCATATCCCCGTGAGGACAAGCCACCCCTAGCCGAAATAATCGGTGACATATTTACCCCTTAAGCAAATTTAGTTTGAGATGCTAATACTGTGAATGTTGCCGAAGCAGTTTTAATAATTGTATAAACGTAAGCGTCAATGCTTGAAGCATTACCAGATGTAGGTGCTGTGCCACCTTGCCACTTAGGTGTTACTGCAGAGCCATCAATTGTAAAGGATGAGGCATAGTAAGCAGTTGAACCTTGAGTTGCCATAAATGCTACGGTGATGGAATCACCTGTTGCAAGGATGCTATTGAGTGTTACACCAGAAGCACCACGAACATTGAGTGTCCAGTTAGCAGAAGCATTGGTTGTGTAATAAAGAACGCCTTGAGTGGATGCGTCAAAGTTAATAGTTCCTGTTGCTGCAGTTGCTGATACTGTGGTTCTTTCTTCTGGAGCAATCACTACAGGAGTTGTTAAAGTTGCTGTCGTAATAGAAGGGCTAGTTCCAAATACTAGAAAGCCAGTTCCAGTTTCATCTGAGATAACGCCAGCAAGTTCTGAGGAACTAGTAGCAGCAAGAACAGATAACTTGTCGCTAGTAACAACTAATGTCTTGTTAGATGGGATGGTAGTTCCATTGATGCTAGTTGCTGTTGCAGTTCCAAGGACTGGGGTGACAAGAGTCGGGCTGGTATTCATTACGAATGTTGAACCAGTTCCAGTCTGAGCAGCAACGCTAGTCGCTGAACCTACAGATGTAATTGGACCAGTCAGGTTGCTAGGCGCAACTGTAAGATTATCTACATAATATTTAGATGTAGCATCGTGGTCGCTAGTAGGTTCGCCAATATTTACAATCTTTTGAGAACCCATATTTAACTGACCACTCATTGTAGAACCAGTCTTAAGGACTACAGTATCTGAGAAGTTTGCTGTGTCATTAATAGCAGCAGCAATTTCATTTAGGGTATCAAGAGTAGACGGAGCACCATCAATAAGGTTAGCAATAGATGTATCTACATAAGCCTTAGTTGAAGCATCAGTTGAAACAGTTGGTGTTCCAAGGTTAGTTAATTTAAATCCACCATTAGACACATCAGCAGTAGGAGCAGCAATCTTGGTGCGGGCAATAGCAGCAGCGCTGTTAATATCTGCATCTACAATAGTATCGTTAGCAATATCTGCAGAAACAATAGAGCCAGAAAGATTTAACTTGCTATAAGCAATAGCAGCAGAAGCATTAATGTCAGTGTTGACAATAGTTCCATCTGCAATCATCGCTGAGGTAATGCCAGTAATAGTGTTGCTTCCAGCAACAATGGTCTTGTTAGTCAAGGTCTGAGCATCAGTAGTTCCCACTACGGAACCACTTACACCGTGAACTGTGTGAGTTCCAGTGCCATCGTTATATTCAGCAGATGCTTCAATATGAAGGTTGGCTTCACGTAAATCTCTACCAGTAACCATATGACGAACAACTGCTCCAGCAGAGTGTGCCGAACCAGTGCCTGAATTCTCAACACCGCGAGTAATTGTTAGGGTAGTTCCAGAGGTATAGTTGGATACGTCTACAATTTCTTCAAGGGCTGTATCAGGGTCAATCACCACCGTAAAGGTTTGACCAGCAGATGGGCTTACGCCACCAAGAAGGGTTGATGCCGAAACAACAGTCATAGTTGTAGCACTTGAGTTAAGTGAACTACTTAGAGTTGTCTGTTGTGAACGTGAGGAATATTTTCTAGTTGTCATTTTTTACCTATCGGCTGTAGTGGACGCGGATTGGATAGAGCGTTTGTTGTCTTTGGGTTTCTTCGTTCAAGCGTTGTGTATATAGAGCGTAGAGTTGTTTAGTTGCAGATTGAGATGAACCGTATGGTCGTTTAGCGTCTGTCTCATCAGCCTGTGGGCTAACCTGAGCAGCGCGTGCTGGGTCAAGGTAGGTAAGTAAACGATAGGCAGAACCTAGGATAATTACATCCTTGCAAGATTCTGGCAAGCCAGTTTGTGTTGAAAAGTCTTGAGAGTTTGTTGTAAATGCTTCTGGGTCTGTAGCATAAATAACCTTTACAGTTCTACCAGGAGTAATGTAATCCCCGATAGTTATAGTCTGAGAGTTTGCTCCAAAGGCTGTAGTATCTGCTACTGAATCCCAAGACCAACGGCGAACAGGAATCCATTCTTGTGATGGACCAACTGATTGCCACATAATTGTAAGAATGTTTTGGATGTTTAATCCATCAAAATCATAGGTTGTTCGGGCAGCATTAAATGTAAAGGTAGTAACCTTGGCAGCAAAGATGCTGGAGCCAACGGCTCTGATAGTATCGTTGATTGCCTTCTTGATTACATAACGTGGGAACGTAGGCGAGATAGTAACTTTTGCATCTAACGAGTGAGTCGTTGCAGTTGTTCCAAGATAGCCTCTACCCCAAGGTGAAACAGTTGCTGTGTTGGAGATACGGTCAAATGAATCAATCCACATCAACTCTTCATCAATCTCTACTACACCTTTGCCAATGTTTTCAGTAGAACCTAGGTCCAATACTGTAGGTGAAGCACTAGATGATGTTGTCCCAGTAATAGCAGTTCTTAGATAAGTCGCTCTATCCTGGTTAAAGGTATAACCTGAAAGGTTTAGTTGGACCTCATTAATAATGTCAGTTAACGTAGTTGTCATAGGTCTATGCTCCTTAAGGCTGCAGGGGCTGCCAAGCCAGTTGTTCCAGCAAGTTCATTACAGATACCATCTAAGTCTTTGAACTTATCTCTTGTCCTAGATGATGATGCCTTAATATTCAAAGCGCCGACAGTTGGCATACCAGTAGTTGAAGCCCACTTATTAGCAGCACCTTGTTCATCAAGGAATTTTGTTACATCAGTAATACCAGCAAGACGATTGAGTTCTGCTGTAAGGCTGCTACCTGCTTTGCCAAGTGCCATTTGTTTTCCTATCTAGGTGTAATCAGTTTTGACTTAGGTGCTTCTTTTGGCTTGCCAAAAAATGCTTTGTAGTAATGCTCATCAAATGAGAAGCGTTTCATATGTGGAGCAGTGGCTGCCGTATGGCAGTAGAGTGGAACCTCAGCCTTTTCGCATAGGGCGAAGAAGAATATATCTTCACCTATAAACTTAGTGCCTCTGCCCATCTCCATAAACATTTGCCCCTCTGGGGCTACAGCGCGGACCTTTTCAACCACACTGCGGTGCATCAGGATATATCCCATACCTGCTGCATCTACTTTAATTAACTTGTTTTCTGGAAGTGGATGAACTCTTGACAATCCAAATCCGCCATCACCATTATTAGTAAAACTAAATACGGTAGGCATCGGAACCATTAAAGGTTCTTCTGGGTTATCTGTGGTGAAGTAAACACCTGTAACCATTGGACGCTCTTTGGCATCCTTGTTGTCCCATAGTAACTTGAATGTTTCTGGACTAATCACTACATCTGAATCTACCCATAGTAGCCATTCGTGGTCGGTCTTATCATACCAGTATTCAATTACTGTCTGTCGTTGTCTTGCTATCTGGTTGCCTTGGCTTCGTAGTGAGGCGTTAAATGTAATACCAGACTTAAGTAATACATCTGTAACACCTTGCATAAACTTGCCATCAACCATACCATTATCGCACCAAGCGATTGCTACTGTTTCTTGCATTGTCCCCACCTTTGTTATTTTCTTTTGGCTGCTGCGTTATCTATAAGATTTGGATAAGGTCGTCCAGCCCTTTTAGCCGCAGCCTTAGCCTTAGTCTTCTGTGCTGGAGTAAGCGGTGTTGATTTTTTATTAGGATTCTTTTTATCCCAAAATGCTTTCTTCTTCATTACCACTTAACCTTGTCTGCCCAATATGCGGCACTCATTTTACCTTTAGCAATGTTTGCTCTGTGACGTGCCTTGAATGATTTCTGACGAGCAGTAGGAGTCTTGTCTCCAGTAACTCCTTGTTGACCAAAGCGGATGGTCTTTACTTTGTCTCCAACTTTAGCCACAACAACGTGTGATTTTTCAGGGTGATTAGGGGTGCGCTTAGGTTTATTAAACCCTGACACCCCTGCTCGCTTTAATCTTGGGTCTGACATTATTACTTCTTCTTGCCCATCTTCTTCATTGTCTTTTTGACAACCTTCTTCATTGGCTTACCTGTCTTCTTGGCTTCCATCTTAGCCATTGCCATACCCTTTGGTGTGTATGCAAATTCTTTCATTCCAACTTTTGGCATTATATTTGTCCTATCTCTTTGAGAACTTCTACGGATTTTGTATTTATATCTTTTGCTTTAGGCATAGTCTCTGAGTTATAGGCTTTACCCAAAGTCTCTGATGCTTTGTATGCTTCCTGAATGTGCCGCATACTGGTTCCTGCTGGTTGCATACCCTGGTCCCTAGCATCTCTGTAGGCTTGCAGTTCTGCATTCCATTTCTTATCTGGTATATCTCTTGTTGCATCTCCTGCATTCATCTGCAGCGTTCCCGCTTTACATCCGAAGCAAGTCTCATCGTAGACTGGATGGTATTCCCAGTGTTTCATATTGTCCCCTATTGTGCTGTGAAGTTTGCCTCTGTGACTCCTACGCCACCAGCAATAAGTGCTGCCTTTGTAGTGTCGTCAACTGTATACTCATAACCACCACGATAAGTTTCGGTGTAGTCATCTAATGTTTCGTCTAGTATAAAACGAACCTGAGAATAAGTTCCACCATTCTTGATGATTGTTATTCCCTTGTCGCCTTTGAAAAAGTAGAACAGGCGATGAAGACCAATAGGTGCTTCTTTTACTACTGGTGTCTTGAATGTGTAATTAGCCATTAGTTCTCCTTAGTGGACTCAATGTTAAGCAGTAAGTCGTGTTCGCCGTTCTTACTGCTCAACCTTCAATCAACTATGCGATTGATGAACCTGACTCAATACGGAATAGTGCTTCTTCGCGGTAGCGAGCAAAGCCTAGAACTCCATACCAACCCATTGGGCGGTGACGCATCAAGCGGTCAACAACTGGTCCGATAACTACGTGTGGCTCTTCAGCAACTGCTTCTGCAAGTGCTTGTTGTCCACAGATAATTGTGCGGTAGTTGCGTGCTGATGAAGCACCATCTGTTGCGTTGTAAAGACGTGCAGACTCTACGAAGTATGCACCTTCGTATTGTCCAATTTCTCCAGCCCAGATGCGGTCTTGTGCAGAACCGTATTGGTTTGGAAGCAACCAGCCAGCAGAACCTGTTTCAGCACGAAGGTCGTGTGAAACTTCTGGGTGGATACCAGCCCAGTATAGGCTGCCCTTGCGAGCAACTGCCTTGTTAGCGCGTAACTTAGCCACTGCGCGGCGGATGTTTGCAGAAGAGATTGTTGCAGCAGCAGTAATTGTTGCTGTTGATGTTGCAGTTGAACCTGAGTAGATTACGTTTGAACCACCGCGAAGAGTTGTCATCGCGACTGAGTCAATTGAGTCTGCAAGGTTGAAAGCAATGATGTTAGCAATCGCTGGGTCTACGTCAGCAAGGCTGAATAGTTCCAAAGCGCGTGTAACAAGAACTGAGTTACCATACTCGTTAAGAGTAATGGTTACAGATGTTGGTGTAGACATTGCTACTGCATCTGGGTCAGTTGTTTCTGCGAGTGCTGTTGTTGCTGTTGATAGGTCAACATAGCGTTGTAGAACGACTGTTGAACCTGGGATTGCTTG